CTTTATTCATATGTGAGAGACTCCGATTTTACTTATCTTTTTCATTGAGTCTTTTAATTGTATTGTATAATCTATTATCTCTAAAATTTGTTTATTATGATTTTTTTCTTTTTTTGTTTTACTTTTGCAAAATCTATCGTAGACTTCGAATCTTATTTCGTTAATTTTCTGGTCAGTCATTAATTGATATTCCCTTAGCTTCGCAATAAGCTACTGCGTAACCAGTCTTAAAGTTAAATCTTTCGGCAAACAAAACGAGCCCCATGATTACATAGGGCTCCCAAGTTAAAAATCCGAAATTAAGAAAAAGTATAAAACTAATTAAGAATAAAGGGCAGAACTTGTTGAGGGAATAATTTATTATTTCCTGTATCACGAAGCCCGCGTTAGGGAGACAATGCGATCATGCCTGAAAGAACGAATTTCGTTTCTGGCAAAGCAAAAAGCTTTGAAGCCGATGTTGTTACGCTCTTCGCTTTTGTTTCCAAAAGACTCCGTTAGCTCTGGGCGACCGATTTCGTAAGTCTTAACTGCGTTGTCAGCATTTTTATAAACAATAAAGTATTTTTGATTTTTCATTTTTTTGATTTTTGATTTTAAGTTAAACATGCTTGTATTATACTATATAATGGATTGTATGTCAAGGAAAAAAAATTAATTTCCTGTGCTTCCGAATCCACCTTCTCCGCGATCTGTTTCAGATAGTTCATCAACCTCTTCTATATCTACCCACGGAAGCTTCATTATAATTAATTGAGCTATCTTGTCTCCGTTTTTATATTGCTTGCGACCTAATTCGGGAATGCTCATCCTGATTTTTATTTCTCCGCGATAACCAGAATCAATTACTCCGACCGAGTTTCTTAGGTAATGGTCTGTCTTCGATATGCTTGACCTCGGGAAGATGTATCCGACATAACCTTCGGGTATCTCCATGGCCAAATCTGTTCCATATTCAATAAAGTATCCATTGCTTACCATTGTGGTTGCAACTAAATCAATTCCCGCATCGCCTTTCTTTGCGTAATTCGGGATTTTTGCTCGATCATTTATTTTTTTGATTTTTAATTTAATTTTGCTCATTTTTTATTCTTTTTTGATATTTTTGTGTGTAAAGCGCGAGGCTTTCTGTCGAAAATTTTTTTTCAGATTTGGGATTATTTTATTCTGACCTCTTTCCATGAAACCAGTTTTGCCTTAACCAAATCCCTTATGTGTCTTTGTTTCTGGCTTAGTTGACTGTTGCCGCTCTTTACCTCTATGAAAGTTATCTCATCATCTCCGAATGAAATATAATCTATAGGCTGCCCCATGAACGAACACCTCTCGGGTTCAAAATCAAATTGATCCAGGAATGGTGCAAGCGTTTCTGCTATATGTCCAAGCCTAACCTCTCCGCTTTTCTTTTGCGACAAAACTTTTTTGCGAGCCAGCGTTTCTTCTTCTAATTTTTTTTCCAATTCTTGTTGCTTGCTTATTAATTCAGACTCTTTTCTTTTTAGCTCGGCATTACTTAATGATGTTATACCTTGTTGTTTTGATATGCTTAATTGAAGCTCTTGTATAGTTCTATTTAAGTTCTTCTCTCTTTCTTCTATAGAAGACTGTCTGTCGTTCAGCTTTATTCGCAAGAATTCATTTTCTTCGCGAAGGCTTTCTTCCAGTTCTTTGTTGCGCTTTTCTTCTTTACCAAAAGCTAAATACAAAATAATACAAATTGAGATAAATAGTAAAGCTTCAATCATTTAACCGCTCCACTTCTACTCCTGCTTTTTTAAGCAATTCTATGCCATCTTTGTTCTTGTACAGCTCATCATATACAACGCGAGCTATGTCTGATTGTATAATCATTTTAGAACACTCTATGCATGGTGATGCCGTGGTGTATATAGTTGCGCCTACGCTAGATTGGGTTGATTTCGCTAATTTAGTTATAGCATTACTTTCTGCATGAAGAACCTCTGGCTTGGTTTCTTGCTGTTTCCAGGAAAAATAAGGCACTTGCCTTTCGCATTGATTGCTAAAGCCTTTCGGGGTTCCATTAAAGCCGTCAGAAATAATAGCTTCGCCCTTAACTATCAAGCAACCAACTTGCTTTCTTTTAGCTTTGGATAGAGATGCCCAAATGTACGCCATTTTAATATAAGCTTTATCTAGCTCTAGCTGATTAGCCATTTACTTTTTCCAAACTTTAAAAGACTTTAACTTTTTTAATTCTTTTAATTCAACCTGAGAAACTTCTTCTTTTGTGCCGCTTCTTCTGTAAATTCGATACTTAGCTCTCTTCGCTAGATTAACAAAAGGTAAATCGTACCGAAGTTTTTGAGAACTTCCGCACCAAGACAGAAGTTCTTTTCTGTTGATGAATACAAAATCTTCAGTTCTTTCAAAAACAACAAAATGCGCGTCTCCGTGCAGCCAACCCGGGTTTCCATAGGAATTTTTAAACTCTAACCAAAGCCAATCTTCGTTTTGTTTTTTGTTTTTTATTTTTTTAAGGTCAATTTTAATAACAATAGGCTTTTCCTCTTTTCCTTTGCCTTTGAGCAAGTGCGAGACGTTTTTGCAGTTATCTGTAAAGCCTCTTAATTTCTCAGGGGAGTAGCCCTTGGATTCAGCTAAAGCATCAAATGGATATTTATCTTTTGGGTGAGACATTTAGCGAATCCTTGCGGGGGATGTGGTATGCACTACTTTGACTTTGTTAAAGTCTGGATCCTTCCATTTCTTTAATACGTCAACAAGTTTTTGTGCTCTAAATTCGGCATCCTCCCTCGATTCGTAATTTCTATCCTCTGTTCTTCTTGAGTTTCTTGTAACTACATATACTTTTTTTTGTATTTTGTCTGTCATTTTAATTATATTGATTGTAATAAGTTTTTACCAAAATTGGTAATTTTTCTTTCTCCGTCTATTTGCATAAAGTTCTTTCGAAGTAAATATACTTCATGATCTCGTCTGAGAGAGGTCGGACTTAAGCCTGTTACCGCAGATAACGTTTGAAGCTTACAGCTCCCTCTGTCCGCAAGTATATCTAGTATCTGCTTCTCTGTGCAGGTTATTCCTTCTGGCAGGATACCGAGCAAGTCAATCAAAACATTAAAATCTGATGAATTGAACTCGTTTTTGTTTTCGCTTTCACAATACAATACGACTTCTTTTGATCTCATTACGGCGTTGCGAGCATTTCCCCTAACTGTTGAAGATAAAGATTTTAACGATTGTTCTGAGAAGCTTATTCCATCGCAATTAAGCTTTAAGATCTCCCCTAAATTGGAATCCGAGTACTGCTCGAAATCAACTGTAGTTAAACGATCTTTTAGCGGAGGAAATAATTTATCACTTTCTGTCGTTGCAAAAATGAATGTCTGCCTTGAGAAATCAAAAGTAAAAGTTTGCTCTTCAAATGTGAAATCTTTTGTGTTTGTTTTTTCTGTGTTGAAGATGGTCAAGAATGCCATTGTTAGATCTTTTGGAAGCGCGTGAGCTTCATCAAGAAGAATCGTAATTTCGTTATTCATGATCAATGGAATGAAAATCTGCGAAAAGAATTGCTCGTTGTTTTTTATCGTAGAACAATTAAGCTCTAGAAAGGGGCGCTTCGATCCATCTTTGTTTTTTAAGTTCTTTGCGAATTCTTTCGCAAATAAAGTTTTGCCAAGACCCTTAGCTCCAACCAAGTTAAGAAACGGACAGGTGCTTGTTGCTTCATAAGCTTTTAAATAGAAGTTTAATTTCTTCTTTACGTTGTCTTGACCTATTAAGTGTGAGAAATAATTATTCATTTTCAAAAGATGTAAGTGCATATTCAATCTTGTCTTCTACGCTTTGAAGGTCAGAAAAGCCGGCGGATGTCGCCTTACCTTGTAAGTAATTAGCGTACAGCCTGCTTTTGACCCACTCTTCGCTAACGGGTATAGAACTTACTTCTTGAGAGGCGAGATCCATAATCTCATCGACCGACAAGGAAACAATGCTTGAACCACCTTTAACGCCGCTATTTCGACGCTTGCGTGGGGTGCCATCTTTGTTTAATGATATTTTTTTCATATAAGACTATTATGCCACAAAACTCGGCGTTAGTCAAGAATAAAATTACTTTTTGTTTTTTAAATCAAGAAGATCTGTTTTAAGCTGCTCTATTGAGGAATTCTGATCTTCTATTAAATGCTTTAAGCTATCTATTTCATTAAGAGCCATGATGAGAACCTCGTCGGGCTCAAAAACCACTTCAAATTCATCATCTTCATCTTCGTTATCTTCTTTGTTGTTCATAGGTATTTAAAGTACACCTCTAGTAACCTAAAACCCTCTACAATTTTCTTTTGTTTTATTTTTGTTTTGCCTAAAGATTTTAATATTACTGGGGTTTTTTTGTTTGCTACAGAGAATAGTATTTTATTTAAAATGATTTTCCACTCAGAGTCAGACAGGCCCTCCGGCTTTTCTTTAATATTGTTAAGCTTAAAGTTTATTCTGTCTATTACTAGATCGCAAAATTCTTTGCGGAAATCTTTTTTTGTTTTTTTATCTTTAGTAAATAAGTTTTTTATATTTTTTAAAATATTCATTTTATTTCCAATGTTTTTTTATTGTTTCTGTGTTTACGTTTTTTAAGCTCCAAATTTCACAAAAGAAATCATGCTTTGATCTCCAGTCCATGATGTTTTTAATTAGATATATGTGACTAATGTTATCAATAGAACCAAAGTCAAAGAATTGAAACTCTAGCTCTAGTCTATTTTCGTAAATTAATTGAGATGTAATTTTTGGAGCTGATTGAGATAGTCCGGTTAATAAAACTGAATAAAAAAGATCTCCGTATGTAGAGTCTGTTTCGAAGTTGATTGATGTTAGTTGTTGTCCATTTTTTGCCTCTCCTGACATTAGCACTTTGTCTGCATAAAGATTGTCGAAAGATTCTGATAGTTTATAAAAAAATCCCTCTGCTTCGTCTTTATATATGTATCTATCTATTATGCTTTTATTCATTTGATAAATGGTGGACGCGGCGGGAGTCGAACCCGCGTCTTTAAATCTTAATAAGTGAGAATCTACAAGTTTAGTTAATTTTTTTTATAGTTGTGACATTAACATCTAACTTATTGTTTCAATTATTTGCCCCCGAATAATTCAGTGAACTACAGTTTATTAACAATAAAACCTTTTCTGTTTTTGCAGATTGATGACCCCTCTCCCGCCGTATCTGCGTCTGGCGGGGAGGGGTAGCAGGTGTTTAAGCTGCTAAGGCGAGCTGTTCAGCCTTTGGGCTGAAAGCTACAACACGATTTTTATTCTTGCCATGTACAAGGTTGTGCCTTTTAACGAAGCCTGGCACCTCTTCGACTTGCATCATACTTAATCCAATTTAAATCAAATCCAGTACGCGCCCTAAACATTTACTTACTATTCTTTCCAAGATCTGCGAGACCCTGCCCTAGAATATAAGCTAAAACTGGGCCGGTAATTTGCATCATAACTTCGCTCGTTAACCCCATGTGAAACACGTGGTTAAATAACGGAGCTGTAGCTGCAAACACTGCGGCCCAGAATTTTTTGCTATGCCAAAATTGCTTTTCCATAATGCTTAGAATAGTTCTTCGGGAACATCTTCGTTCACGTCAACTTGCGCTTCAGCTACAACTTCCTTGGTGGCTTCTTCCGCTACCTTTTCAACCTTCTTGGTCTCTGCGTCTTCGGATCTGTAAACTACGTAATCCGGAGCTCTTTCGTTCTTTTCCCTGCCCTTGTTGGTGAAAACAACAACCTTGATTGTTTCTTCAACACCTGGCATGGTTTCCATTTTGATTTGTCCTGAGAGGTACTTTTGGCTCTTTCCCGAACGAACCCACAAGGCACCTAACTCTCGACTTTTCCACTCTGACTGCTTTTCG